GACCACGAATAAGCGTAGACTTAATGAGCTGAATGTCCATAGTCAAGTCAGCATAAGAACGACCGATATGTCTATGTGGCATTATCATAGGTGTGATACATGCGAAAGGTACATACTCGCATTTCTCTTTGTATAGGATAGTATTACCTAATACAACAATTCTATGTCTTTCACCATCTAACTTAATGTATGTGTCTTTAACGAGAGCCTCTTGTGACTCAATAGCTCTATCGTATTCTTCATCATAAATATCACGTGCATTAGACTCTTCTTCAAACGTATCACGAAGGTCTGACATAATAGACTTAATGTATTCTAGTGGCTTGTCAAACGTCTCAGCAATGTCAGCTAACTGCATCACTTCTCTATGTTGAACAAACCTAGCATCTTGTAGGTTAGGTCCTACTACTTCTACAGATACCATCATGTTTTCTGGCGCTACGTTTTCAATGCAAATCTCTGTGCTTTTTTCTGTAACCTTGAGCTTAACGTCATGAAGCATAGGTTGAATAATAGTAGCAGGATCTTGGCCCATTGCTAATGCTTGATCCATAAGTGCATTCATGTCTACACTAGGATCTGGATATGCTGTATGCTCTAATACTTCAGTTTTATCTTCTGAAGCCAACATTTGTAGTTGTGCATCTGTAAGACCTTCATACTCGTACTCTTCTTCTTCTTCTTCGTCTTCAGCATAAACTTTAACGTATCCGTTTTTAGATAGTAATGCGTCTTTAAACCATACGTAGAATATCTTGAAGCCTTCATTCTTTTCCATAACAACATGGTTTACATAGTCAGTTTCTTGATCAGCAGCGTCTTGATCTTCTGGACCTTTAGGCTCAAACTTAACTACTTGGTCACCTGCTACAAAGACTTTTAATAATTGTGGTAATGCTGACTCGATAGTATCTTGAACGTCATAAGATACAACTTGGCTACGACCTTCTTGCTCATTTCCAAATGGTTCACCTAAGTAATACTCAATAGCTTCTGCTCTATCATTAGACAATGCACTATCATTTACACCGTAGGCAATATTCTCTTGCGCCTCTATCTGTGCAATTATTTCCATGTCTTCTATCTTCATCAAACAATTCCTTTTGTAGAATAATGTATCTGCTCTTTAGACCATGACTCGTTCTTCATTCCGTCTGCAGAGGTACATAAATACCTAAATGCGTCGCTACCGTGACTGTATTCGTCGTGTAGTGGCGCTCCAGGTTCGTTAGTTGCAGAGTTTATACTTCTGCGATAATGTTTTAAACAGTCAACAAGTCTATTAGCTGACTTATCAAAATAAACTCTATGGAAGTTCATCCGTGCTATTTTAATGCCGGCCTCTATATCCATGCGAGGTACAATTCTTACATCCCATCCAAACTTCTTCATAATATCTTCTGCCGATATACCATGTTTAAAGTCTTTAGACTGGCCATCATGAGGTAAGTACATTGTACCCCAATTATATGGTAATGCTTTTAATTGTGATGAATAACTATCTAATGTTCTATGGTCATCTTCAATGTATCCAATAACTCTTAAGTCTGATACACCTTTTTGACATAAGATAACTGACATTGAGTCATTCCATCCTAAGTCCATAACCACATGAACCTTAAGCATTGGATCATAAGGTACGTTAGTAATACGTCCGCCCTCCTGGGCCTCTCTTATTTCATTAGCGTATATAGCACCATCTACTGCAGTTTTACATTCACCTTCCCATATATTTGCATAGTCTGGGTTGGTAGCTTTGCTATGTTGACGTTCCTCTTCTAACACATCTGGGAAATATGGGTTGTCAAAATAATTTAATTTAACAACTTTTGCATTGCTTGGAGGATCAATAATAAAACGAGTAAATGTGTCATCTGTATCCAGTCCAGGGTTAAATGATACCCAGATCTCTGAGTCTGGTTTACGTATTGTAGGTATAAGAATATCCCATGACTTCTTACTAACTGTTTGGGCCTCTTCTACCCATACACAGTCCATGCCCTCATAACTCTTTATTGACTCGACCGTATTATTTGCTAGACCTGTAAAACTAAATAAACTGCCATTGATGCCTCTTATTTCAGAGTCTAATACTTCATAAAACTGACCTAAGTTTAATGCTTGTATCTGATCTGATAGAAGTTGATGCACGCTTTGACGAATACTGCGTTGCACCTCTCTAGCGCATAAAATTCTTAATGTTTTGTTTGCTGCCTGTATAAGTAGCGCTCTAGCCATAGACCAGCTTTTTCCAGATCCACGACCACCGTAAATTATTTTGTATCTGTGCTGATCGAATAAAAATTGTAACTTATCAGGGAATGTTGCATTAACCTTCATCTTTTGGCTTTACAAAGTCTATAGCAATGCTTATAGGTAAATTAGATCCATCTACGCCAGTCAACTCTGTAGTTGCTACTGACTTACCATCTATTCTATCACCTAGTTCTTTGATAGCGGATACATCACCTGAAGCTGCTTTATCTATTAAAGCCTCTGCTATCTGCCTTAAGCGCTCAGCGTCTGACTGAACGACAGCACGTCTAAGTGTTTCCGCCCATAACCTATTGGTTTTACTAGAGTAATTGTTTCCCTTGTTTACTTCTGAGCTACGTTCTGCTGCTAGTTTTTTGCGTTCTTCGTTATCCATTGTTTTGCAACTCCCTTAGGTTGGTTGCCCTCTTAATTATCGGCTTAATAGCCCTCTATAGTACATTTGTTCTATGATAGCTGGATCAATGTAGTTTTGCTGCATTGTTTGACCTGGGTTAGTTAAGTTTTGCATATATGGTGACATTTGTGAAGGAGCAGGTGCAGCTTGTCTCATTGCATTCATATCATCCGGTGTCATGCCTTGTGGAATAGATGGAAAAGATGGCATCTGAGCTGGAGGCAATGCGCCTGGCTGTCTTCCCAATTGAGGCATCTGTGCTGGAGGCATTTGTCCTGGAGGCATATTGTATTGTGGCATTTGAACCGGAGGTAATTGTCCTACAGCTTGGCCTGCCATTTGTGGCAATGCTTGTCTTAATGCGTTAATGTCTTGGTTTGATATTTGACCATACCCATATTGTTGAGCCAATTCTCTTAGTCTTTGGGCGTCATTTAATTGTTTTAATTGTTTAGCTAGATCTGCCATGTTATAGCTCGCTTTCCCTGTTTTTACCTTTAAGTGGATATATCATCCGTTGATAAGTTTCCCACCATTCTTGACTATAGTCTGTATTCTGATAGTCTTTAAAGCATGGTGTGCCTAATGTGTGATGCACTAACTTGGCATCCTCGTTATATTCGTATTCTGTTTCTAGCCAGTTCCATGTTTCGTCTAGCTTACCTACTTGCTCTTCAGGGTATTTTAACCACTCGAACCTATGAAGATACTTTCCAGTTTGCTCTTGTACAAACTTAGGTGTTAATTGTTTGTTTAGCCAATGTGAACAGTTCCATAACATAACGCTTGACCAATTCTTTTTAGGATAGTCTTCGTTCTTTGCACCTAAATACTTTACAGGATGCTTTGTTTTATAACTGTGCTTAACAACTTTGACTGCTTCGTCATTATCAAAGTTAGCTAGTATCTGTGCAATATCTGTGCGACAGGTCATGTCACCATCTACAAATAGTGCGATACCTTTAAAGTTATTTAAATATGGCACTAGAAAACGTGAATAGATGAATGCGTTACTACCGTCTTTATGTGTTTCTTCGTAGTCTTTTAAAGTGTTTAGTGCTAATGGTGTAAAACTTACCGGTATAGATGACTTTTCTATAACTGACTGGCAAAAGTTATGATAAGCAATTGGTTCTACCTTGCCATCATATCCTACATATATATCTAGTTTTACCACTTAACTTTGTTAGCCCAATATGCTGCGGACATTTTTCCTTTGGCAATGTTCTTTGCGTGCCTTGCTTTAAATGACTTTGCTCTATCTGTATTTGTTTTGTCACCACTTACACCTTTTTGTCCAAAGCGTATAAGTTTCTCTGTGTCACCCTCTTTAGCCAATACAGCATGTGACTTGGTAGGATGACCAGGTGTTTTCTTAGGTTTATTGTAACCTGAAAATGTTTCTTTACCTTTTTTGATCATTTCTTTTTCTTAGCTGTCTTTGCTGATTGTTTAAATGCCATAGCAGTAGGTGCACCTTTAGAACCTACCTTACGCATCTTCTCACCTGAGCCTGCCTTGATTCTTGCACGTTTATTTGCAATATTACTGTACAAGCCTGGCTTATTTGCCACGTTTAGCTGCCTTTTTCATAGGCTTAGCTGCCATAGCTTTATTTGTTTTCTTTGCGTATTCTTTAGCTTCTTTCTTACCTTTTTCTGTGTA